GGAGAATAAATGTTTAAGTTAGTGTTAGGTAAGTTGGATGTGGATGTGAAGGTGGTGAAGGATAGGAAGAAGAATCAATATAGTAAGTCGGATATATCGGTGAAGATAAAAATAAAATATGATGATGGATATGTNGATGTNGATGTGGATAAGGGTAAGTTGTGGAAGAAGGTTAGTGATGTGGTTAACCCAACTTCGCTACGCGAAGTTGGGGATTGGGTTAGTGATGGTTTGTGATTGGTTTGGTTTATTAGAATAGTGGTAATGTGGTTAATGGTTTTGGTTATGTGTGGTGGTGGTATATAATTGTGATGGTTAATAATAATAAGATTAGTAAATCATATCTAAACTGTAATAAAATAAAAAATATTAATAAGGTATATAAGGGGTATATGTTATCATATAAATTATTTTTATATGATAATAGCCCGAAACTATTTGGACCCCATTTTCCCACATTGACATTACATTATGTTAAGCAACCATTCAGTTGCTTTTATTGTTAAGGAGAGAAAAGCAGTGGCATTAAACGACAGGCTAGAGAAAGTATTAAGCGACCCCCTGCTATTTATCAGCAGATTAAAGATCATTAATAAGTTAGGGGAACTTCAGTCTCTACGACCTACATCAGAGCAACTGGAAATGTATAAGGCATTAGAGGGAGAACAGGATTGTTTATTTCTGAAGCCAAGACAGATTGGTTCTACTACGTTTGTTTCAGCCTGGTTATTCTATAAGTGGTTCACTGCCAAGGAACCTATTACGATAGCGATACTAAGCCACAAGCTATCTTCAGCGAAACATATATTAGCGATCTATAAGCGTTTCTTCTCTACATTGCCGAAGCCACTACAACGAGAATTATTTATTGAGAATACTACTGAGATGGTATTCGCAGATACGGGTGCCAAGATTATGGCGGTGTCTGCTGAGGGGAAGGGTGGACTTAGATCTTTTACTTGTAGTTACCTGCATATGTCTGAATATGCTTTTGCTCCTAATCCTGAGGAACTTAAGGCTACGGCTATAGGTGCTCTTAATGGCAACAGGCTTATCATAGAATCACTGCGAATCATTATGGTGATGCATTACACCAAGAGGTTATCAAGGCTCAGAGAGGTGAAGGGGCTTGGAACTATAAATTTTTTCCATGGTTTGAGCATCCAAGTTATCAGTCAGATTATCCTGAGGGGTGGAAGAATGATGATCTAGATTTCCAGCGTACACATATGCTCACAAATAATCAGATGTATTGGAGAGCCTGTATGATNCATAGGATAGGCTCAGAGAAATTCAGGAGAGAATATCCTGCTACATTAGAAGAAGCCTTTGCTCAGTCAGGTCGTGCCTACTTCTCTGATGATGATCTCCGTTATGTGGAGACCAAGAACGTGGAGGCTATCAACAATAAGAAATATATCTGGACTGAACCTGATTTCAATACCTCTTATGCTATCGGTGTGGATGTTGCTTCTGGTAGGGGTGGTGACTATTCAGTCATTACTGTTATGGATAAGATTAGTTATCAGCCTGTGGCTATGTTTCGTAGCAATACAACAGTGCCTTGTGACTTGGCTGATAAGATTATTATCTTAGCAACGATGTATAACGAGGCTAAGGTATTGGTGGAGGAAAACAATTGGGGTCTTCCTGTGCTGAACGAATTAAGGAATAGAGGGTATTACAACCTCTGGTCTGACCAGAAGGGTAAGGACTGGATAACGACTACGAAGTCCAAGATCATTTTGTTTGAAGAACTTAAGGCACTACTTAGTGAGGGTGTGATTACACAGCTGGATAGCATTACATACACGGAACTTCGTTCCTATCAGTTGGATGAAAGAGGTCTAGCACCTCGTGTGCCTGACAATTTAGATCACCACGGTGATACTGTTATTGCTCTAGCCCTTGCCTGTCAGTGTCTTAAGCAGGTTCAGCTACATAAGAATGCATATCTACCTGACTGGATCAAAGAGCGTAGGGTACAGAGGGTATTAGATAATTCTTTGGGTCAGAAGGAGAAACGATATTAATTTTACAATTAATACTTCTATACAGTGGATCGTCTTCAGACGATCCATAATAGGGAATCAAGAATAATGGCACTAACACATAGTGAAAAGAACGGCTTTGTCCGTGCTGTGGTTGCAGAACACGAAGCCTTATGGGGTGAGCGTCAGGCTGATATGCGTAAGTATAAGGCTGCGTATATGACGAACTTCTATAAGGAGAGGAATGCATTTGATACACACGGACAGTTGCGTGTTGAGACTTCAGATGCTTATGCTTATATTGAAGGCTTCATTGCAAGTCTGTTCAGTAAGGCACCGTCCGTAGAGATTGGTGCTGACATCCAGGGTAAAGGCAATAAGAAGATGATTAAAGAAATTGCTAATCGTTTCTTATTCGAACAGAGAACGCAGATGGAATTGGCTTCCAGACTGGCTCTGATTTATCCTAATAGTTTTATGAAGCTGTATCCCAGGGACAGCACCAACATACTAGATCGTGTAGGTATCAAGGCACTATCTCCTTGGGAGGTAATCGTTGACCGTGATGCTACTACCTGGGATGAACAGAGATATGTAGGTCATATCTACTATGAGACTGTATCCGGTATGAATCATCGGTTCGGTACCAAGAAGTGGTCACCTATTACCAAGACTAATTATTTTGAAGAGCACGGAGCACCAGCCGATCCTTATGCGGATCAGATGGATAACCTGCCTAATCAATTCTTGTATTGTAAGGTCGTAGAACTTTATGATATGATTAATGGTAAGTTATATTTCTGGACGCCTAACTGGCAGGGTGGTGAGAAACTATTGTCTGAGGATGATATTCCGTTAGAGGATCACAATGATGAGCCTATTGCTCCTATCATACCTTTATATTATTCCCGTGTGCCTGACCAGCCGATGGACGGTATCTCCGCTATGAAGCGGATCTATGATCAGGTATATGAGAAGAATATCTTGCGGTCGTTTTGGGCTAATGCTGTTCGTAGAGATACAAGGCAATACCTCGTTAAAGAGGGTGCAATTGATGAAGAAGCATTGGCTAAGATTACTGCGGGGATAGATGGTGCTATGATTCCTGTAGATGCTGAAACACTTGGTAACATTATTTCGGTGGTGCCATCTGTCCCCATTTCCTCCAACCATAGTTTGTATCTCAACCAGATTGATCAAGATCTGGCTAAGGGATCTGTCATGGCTCCCTTCACTAGAGGTGAGACTACTAAGACTTCAGCGACAGAGATTGCTGCTTTGGCTCAGTATACTGCTAGTGAGATTGGACGACTGGCTAGAGAACGAGATGGTATGATTGAACAGATTGCTGAGAAGTATGTAAGGATTGTTTCCTTGATTGCTGAGGAGAAATCTAAAGAAGTTATTCTATTAGAGGGAACACCTGAGATTGTTACACCTGAGAAGCTACAAGGTAAGTTCAAGTACGCTGCATTGGATCAGGCAAGTACACCAATTGCTGAAAGTATTAGACGACAACAGTTACTGCAATTGGTTCCAGTGCTTACTACNTTGGGTGTTGAGCCTTGGAAGATTAGAGATGAGATCATTAGACTTTATGATCTACCTCGTCAGTTCAGTGAGACACCAGAGGTTCAACAGGAACTNGATCCAAGGGCTGTTGCACAGGGTAAACAGATGCCNAAGGCTAGACCTGATGGTGCACCCTTTTCTACGGAGCCAGTAAGNCCTGAAGAGGAAGTGGCTAAACAGTTTGGGGCTGGACGACGAGGAACTATTCCCTTCCCAATGCCGGGAGACTTTGGTTCAGGAGGTAGGGAATAATGCCTGTATTCGAATTCCGTTGCAAGACTTGCGACAACATAATCGAAACGTTAATTACCAGCTATAAAGATAAGTCACAGTTTAAAGTAGATAACTGTTGCTCTTTGTGTGAAGGAGGCTTTGAAGATGTTGTATCCAAGCCAGCACGAACAGTATCCCTATGGGGAGATGAGACTGGTAAGTATGGTGTCAATGGGATGTATAGTCAGGCGTTAGGTCGCACTGTTACTAACAAGAGAGAAGAAGAAAGGATCTGTAGGAAGATGGGTTATGTCAACACTAATGATCTTCCTGAGGACTTTGTAGATAGTAAGATACAATCTCAGCTAGCAGAAGATGCTAAGTATGAGAAGTTAAATAATGCATACAAGAAGAAAGTGGTTGAATACGGTTCTACCTATGGTGGAACTATGAGGGCAATTACAGAAGTCTTGCCTGCTAAAGAAATGCTTAAAGAGGCTGATCAAAGGGAGGCAAAAACATAATGGCATTAGAAGTACGAATAGAAGAAGACGAACTGGCACCTGAAGTGCTGGAAGGTATGGAACAAACAGCAGTTGCTGAGGATGAACTAGTTGGTGAATTCCAACCGAGGGGTAACTTTACGAGGAAACCTCTTAATGCATTGGTGGTTCAGACTAAGAAAGGTCAACCGCTATATGGGTTGAAAGCAGACTATCCTGACTTCCCAACGGATCAAACGGAGCTACCGATTGAATTCGTTCGGATCCTGCTTATGTTCAAGCAGAGCATCGATGATGCTATTGTGGAAGATATACTTGATGAAGAGGATACATTTACCTTGGAAGAGATTACTGATGATTCCAGTCTAAAGCTTTTGGCTGGTAAGTTGGGTAAGGTNTTCCGTAATAGTAAATTTAAGAAGTTTCTTGCAACCCCTGATGAAGAGGTTGTGGAACTAAGTGATGCTGAGGTTTCACTTGATGATGAGAGAACGCCGTTACCAGAAGGTAGTGACGAAACAATTGAAGACTTATTTTTAGAGAGGGTTTAATATAATGAGCGAAGCAGTAGAGACTGTCCAACAGGACACCACCTCCGATGCACCTGATACTACGGTAGAGGCTGTTGAAGAGGTTACCAAGGGGAATACCCCAGTAGAACAACAGGATGCCGTGGAGGACCCTTCAGAGGNTCCTAAAGTAATAACGGATAAGTTCCTTGAGAACTTTAGTTTAGATGATTTGCTTGGTGCAGATTTTTCTAATGACGATATAATGAATACTACGCATAGGGATCTTCCTAACTATCAGGAAGTACTTAAGCATCTACCAGAGAATGGTAGGAAATTAATTTCTAACCTCAGAGCAATGACTACCCGTAAGACACAGGAAGTTGCTGAGATCAAGAAGCAGTTAGAACAAGAGAGAGAACAACTTAGACTAGAACAACAGGCTCTGTATAACGGTAAGTTTGCTGAGGATGTTAAAGAACTTGCTAAGGATCCTGAAGTACCNCACGATGTATTTACTGATGATGGTATCAACAACAAGATCAAGCAAGAGGCTGCTAAGATGTTTCAGCAGATGATGCAACCAGTTCAGGAGGATATGTATCTTAAGCANCGGCAGATGTCGTTAGATAATTTTAAGAGAGATAACCCAGATCTTACAACGCCGACAGTTCGGGTTGAGGTTGCTAAGTTGCTGAGGGATAGACCAGAACTTAAATTGGAGGATGCCTACTATATAACCAAGGCTAAGATGGATCGTGAGACATTGACTAAATTACAAGGTGAACAGATCGTTAAGAAGGAACGAGCCAATGAGGCTTGGAATAAAACCTCTAACGGTACTGCTGGTAAGGTCAATGGTAATCCTCAGTTCAGAGATGCTTGGGAAGCGTATCAGTGGCATAAAGCAAATGGCACGAAGTAAAAAAAAGAATTGGATTCGGAAGGCTACACAGTCTATAAAGCAGAGGGGAACTAGTGGTGTTTGCACCGGTAAGAAGTATGGTTCCCAGTCCTGTCCGAAAGGAAGTAAAAGGTATAATCTTGCCAAGACCTTTAAGAAAATGGCAAGACAGAGGAGAGGTAAATGAAAGAATATACATACATCTTTAGTTTAGAACATCCAGTTAAAGGTAGTTTACCTCCTAAGAATTTTACAAATTATACATNTTTAGATGGGGCAACTTTTCCCGCCCTGTATGTGGACCCACCTGTACAAGTGGATAACCGCNATATATTCTGGGGAAGAACAGAAGAAGCAGAACCCACTGGAGCAAACGGTGGACAATTCTACGGAACTGAAGAAGTAACATTCGTCATTGACGATATAGCAAACAAATATATAAAGGATTAAAATCATATGGCTATTTCAAATGAACTATTATCCTCAACTTTGTTTAGTATCAGAGACGGCGAGGTTGACGAACTTTTCCAGAAGGTTGCGTTTTTAGATCACTGTAAACGTGCAGGCGGACTTGAATTTGAGGATGGCGGGATTAAGCTCCAGCGACCTCTAGCGATTGCCGAGCACAGTTCTATTACAAGTCTACCTACTGGATATGAGCCAGTTAGCCTAGCAGTTAACGATGTTATGCAACCGGCGATTTATGACTGGGCGGATTTCGCCGCACCTATCGTAATCACCAAAAAGGAAGAACTGGAAAATCAGGGCGAGAAAGCAATCGTGAAAATTGTTGAGGCACGAATGCGCTCTGTTATGGGTATGCTTAGGCGGGAATTGAATCTTCAGTTTCTGGCTGGTACATCTACGGTTCTTACAGGGCTTAACAGTCTTAACGGCGTACCTGCTGCNGCAACTACCGGCTTCCTAGAAGAAGGTCTACCTGCGGCTGCTACACAGACTAATACCATTGGAGGTATTCAGAAATCAGTTGTTAACGTTGTCGGTTGGTATAACCAGATCGGTGACGCTGCTGGTTCCTTTAACACCAACGGTCTTGCATCAATGAACAGTCTTTGGACTACGACTAATAGTCGTGCTCCTATGGGACAGGTTGATGCGGTTATTATGTCTGAGGCAGGGTTCGCTAACTACAAACGAGCACTATTTGCTAACGAGCGATATGTCGACGAGAAGTCTTTGGACGGCGGTCGTATGTCTCTGCTCTATGCTGGTGCTCCTTGTGAGGCTGATATTGCTATGCCAGATGCTACTGTTAACGGTGTCGGACAAGCGGCTACTGCTTACTTCCTGAACTTTGATGGAATCAAGTTAGTGATGCATCCAGACGCTGATTTTGCAGTATCTGACTTTGAACATATCTCTGGAACTACAGCCCGTGCGGCTACCCTCTATTGGAAGGGTCAGTTGATTGCGGATCACTTAGGTTCTCAGGGATTACTATTTGACGGGGAGGCTTGGTAATATGTCTAGATCAGGATTAAGTTATTTAGAGAAGACTTCACAGGATGTGTTCGGCAATACAATCGATATTCCGACAGCATTGGATCGTCGCACGGTACAGCGTTTTCACTGTAACGGGGCGGTTTCTGCTGGCGATTTTGTTTGTCTTGACTTAGCACAGGCTGATTCTGCACGCGCCATTACGGTTGTTGTAGCAGGTATTATAGCATTAGGTAATGCGCTGACTGTTGGGGTTGCACTTGAAGATGGAACTGCTGGGACACAGATTGATGTCTGTACCCGTGGTTATGTTGAGAATGCGGCTGTGGCTACTGGTACTGCGGCGGGAACNCCGATAGTAACAGCTGTTGGTGTGCCAGGACGAGCACGGGCTTACGTTGCTGCGGATATCGCACCAGCGTCAGGTGTTGTGTTGACACTGGCTGCTGGTAATGTTGCCGATGTCTATCTCTTTGGTATCGCAAGCGATTCATAAATTATTAGAATTGCTGAGGGTGTCCAGTTGTTTTAAAGACATTTTGGACTGGACACCCTCTCTTTTTTTTGAAGTTTATCTTTACAATTTCTCTGCTAAAGCAGTTAGTATAAATGTAGGTGTTAAACAGACGACCATATAGGAATTGGAAATATGAACCTAAAAGAACTGAGGAATAAAGTAAAGAACATAACAGATTACAATCCAGAAATCCAAACATACTTGGATGATCTGGATGCTTTAATTAACGATGCCTACAATCAGTTATATCTGAGCAAGAGATGGAACTTTGGTAGGAAGACTGAATTCCTAAACATCTATCCAGATATTGCTCCTGAAGTTCCACATGGTGGTGGAGCAGCAGTTCCTAATCTGAATGTATTAGATGGACGAAGAGACTGTACNTTCAGTGCTGTAGTCTCTGAATTGTTAGAAGATCCTAGAATTTGGGAAGGACAGATAATTGAAATTCAAGGAAGAGAATATACTATAGAGACAGTAGCAGATACTGGTGTTGGAATTAGAACAGTAGAACCTCTCAGATGTACAACTACTTCTGATGATCTTACTTGGAAGTTGAAGCATAGGTTCTATCATCTTCCCCCAGATGCTATAGAGATATTAGGGCTGTGTCATAGAGATGCACCAGTCCCAGCAAAGAATCCACTGTGGGGAAAGAAGATTGGATTAGTTGCTAGACGAGATGAAGAATTAAATTTAAGAGAAGACTATACTGCTGAATTCAGTGAGGCTTATGTATTAGTTCCTCCAATAGATATCCCTGCTGGAATGAAGTGGGGAACACCAGTTATTACTGCAGTAGGTCCTCCGCCTACTACTACGCCGTTCTTAGCAAATACTAAATGGGAATTTACTTGGGCATTTGAGATTGGAGGAATTATAGGTCCTCTCTCAGATCCTCATACAGTTGATATTGGAAACGTAGAAGATAATACAAGTCCAGTAGTTACACTACATTTTGAGACTTGGGATGATAGACCTGTCAGGGCTAAGACATATGATCCTGCTGTTGATATCTATCAGAATGATTTTGAAGGAATGAAGAAAGTAGTATTCTATAATTCAAATTATGATCATGCTACTGGTACTAGAAAAGGACTTCCTTGTTGGAGACAAGTAGGTAGTGGAGCTGCAACTGCAAGTAGGAACGACTGGCTACCTATGACTGCTACAGATGAAGAAAGTAGTGTAGTCCTTAATGGTCTATTCAATGTTCATGTCGGTGCTCCTAGATACCAAGAATGGGATGGACAGCATCTAAGAATTAGACCTTATCCCAGACCTCAAGGGTTTGAGAAAGAATATGCTGCTGCTGCAGCAGTCGTCCCTTCGATGACATACTTGAACCGAAGAAAGTTCAGACAATACGAACTAAGATATCAGCGTAAGCCTTATCGGCTCTGTAGCAGTACAGATAGTCCAGAGATGCCATACGAATTTCATCAGCTTATAGTATATAAAGTATTGCATGAATGCTTTGTCAAAGGTGGCAACGCAGCAATGGCTGGTATGTATGATAAGAAAATGTTTGACGCAATTAAGATTCTTGAGAGGCGTTATGTTGATAGAGCAGATACTTTCTGGCAAAGGGGTCAGTTCGGAATGGAACGCCGTGGTATCGTCTATGACTATAATTCTCTCAGGAAGATTAATTAATGAAGACGAAGACTACAGAAGAAAGACTGGCAGGTGGGGTTGATCAGAGATGGAAGGCTCAGAATAATCTAGCATCTGATATTCAGAATATGCGGGTTGAAGATGTAGGTCTTGGCTGGAAGAACGACAGAGGCTGGGAAAACGTAATACCTGTTCAAGATGCTATGAGCATCATATTTACTGATGAGCAATTGCTTAATGTGAAGGAGCCGACAAGGTTCCTTAAAATTTGGTCTAGACACGGTGGATCAGAAGTCTACTATCTTTATGAAAGAAATGGTATATTGCATTATCACTTTGGTAATGCAGGTACTGCTGACCGAGAAGTTATATTAGAAAGCGGTAGGAATATACCTAAGGCTGATGATCCCGGTACACAGTTAACACCGTTTGGTAGGTTTGCTTTAATTCAGAATGGTTATCAAGCACCGTTCAAGTTCTGGGGTAGATATCTCCAGTCACCGTTTGGTTATACGATGCGTCCTAATCCTCCAATAGTTTATGATGTAAACTTAGATCAGATAGATACACCTCAAGATTTAGAATCAGGACAAGGAGAATATGTCACTGCCTGGAGATCAATTGGATTAGGTAATGACGATGCTGGAGACTGGAACCACTATAGATACAAGGTTAGTTTCGTTTCAGACACAGGATCTGAAAGTCCTTTAAGTGATCCGATGGGTACTACTTGGAAGGTAGACGGGGACACCCAAGACAATTACAAAGTAGGTATTATCTTAGATGATATTCCTGTAGGTGATAATAATGTTGTTGCTCGTAGGATTTATAGAACAAAGAACTTAGAGAACAATGCTGCAGAGCAGTACTACTTTGTTAAGCAACTGAACGATAATACTACTAAGACTTATGTAGATATTATTCCAGATAGTTTAATGTTAGAGACGGCTCCTGCACTGACTGATAGTATATTAATCAATCAGTCGTTCAAGTATGCTGCTACATATAATGGTTGCATATGGGTTGCTGGAGGTGATGACTTCAGTACAAGCATTAGATATAGTAATAGACACCTTCCAGAACAGTTTGATTCATTCAGATTCTTTGATGTAGGGATGAGACAAGGTGGTGAGATAACTGCGCTTGTCCCTTATAGTAATTCCTTATTGGTATTCCGAGCGGGATCCATAGAAGTTATCTCAGCCATCTCCGATGATACATATACGATTGGTACCTTGGATAGTGATATTGGAACAAGGGCAACGAATACTATTAAAGAAGTTCCCGGTGTTGGATTATTTTTTCTAACAAAAGATGGTGTGTATGCAATCCAAGGTGGACAGTCTGGTGCTGGCTTAGTAACCGCTAAAGTAGAATCTGTTAGTGCAGGTTTGTATGGAGAATGGAAACGACTAAGTGAAGGAAGTTTAGCAAGAGCAACAGCCTGTTATAGTACAAGAGAGAAAGAATACTGGGTACATTATCCTTGTGATGGTGAGAGCGAGAATACTAGAGGTGCTGTATTCCATAGAGATGTACAGCAGTGGAGCCTAAGGAATTTATCTGATGGTGTATCAGTTACTTCACATGCAGGGACTAATACAAATTATCAAATGGCATTTACTTGTTTAGATGCAGATCCTGAAGGCTGGATAGTAATAGGAACTTATCCTGACTATCCTTATTCTGCTGCAACGACAGTGCCTGATAATGCATTGACATTCTTTCCTGGCTTTGATCTACAAGTCTGGTCTGCTAATTGTGGATGGGGTATAACAGGTAGGTGGTCAGCGTCTGGTGACAATACGGTTACATACAATTTATTTGATCAGGCTAAGGGTGTGAATGAAACAAAGTATGTAAGTACTTGGGATGACTTTGGTGATGACAGTATTAAGAAGCGTATACATTCAGTAGAAATAGAAATGGTATCACAGGGATATAATGATCTGGTGATGTCATATGCTGCTGACTACACGTTCGATACTACAGCTGGTGGTACTGCTGCTCCTATGATTGTAGAGAAGTATTATACAACAGCATCAGAACCAGTGTGGACTATAACAGGTGGCACAGATGTAAAGAACCTAGCAACCTGGGGAGAGAACTGGTCTAATGGACAGTTGTGCAGGGTTAGGTTTGATGTTCATACTGGTTTAGTATCTCACTTCCAGTGGGGAATCGCTGGTCGGAATCCATTTCACATTATCTCCTATAACGTAGAATACAGTTCATCTGACCAGAAGGTGATAACAAGGAGGGGTGGCAGTGGCTCGTAGCTGGACTAAAGAATGTTTTAAGGACGGTGATCAGTTCAAGGCAGATCATTTTAATCGTGATGCTGATGGTATTGCGCAGCAGTTTAACGGTCAGTTAGACCAGAATAATATGCCGTTAGAAAGTGCACATTCAGAACAGATGAAAGATCCTGTTAGGACGGACAATGCGTTTGGCGTGAATACGGTTAGTAGTTATATGCCTACACAGTCATATCATTATGCACAGTGGAGAATTACGAATACGAATACTACAGAATACAATGTTGATCCAGCAGCTATCTACGCTACGAAATGGACAACAGATAGTTGGGAGGCTTTCTGGAACTTGTTTGATTACAGTATAGTTACGCAAGGAGCACGAATTAGATTTGAATCTAAGGAAGGAATGATTATTGGTGGTGTAACAATTAATGTAGAGCAAAGAACTGGTAGAGCATCAGGCGGACAGGATCCGGCATGGACTAAGAATACTTCAGCCTATGATGCTATGGAGATTGGTATCTTCTGTAATGGTGTGTTGATAGGAAGAAGCGGAAAGATCTATACTGGAGCGTATTGTTTAGATGTTCCGTTCAGTACACCAATTGGTACAGAATACACAGAGATAGTAGTGAAGTGGTTTAGGGAACAAGAATCATTTATTGATGGAGATCCTTGGACGACACTAGTAGTTGATCACGGTTTATATTTCTATATGTCTGGTATGCTACTGTGGGCGAGGAACCAGTACAGATGAGCAATAATTTAATATACACGAATGGACAGGCTGGGCAACCATCTAATAATAATAGTGAGGCTGATGGTTTTTTCAATAGTTTGGCGACTGATAGTGGACAGATAGATCAAAGTAATACTAGAACTGAATGGGTATCTACTAAACATATTAACTGGGAAGATAAACCGTTAGTTAAGGTATGGGCACATAGAGACAATACTACTGCTGCTTGGGCTAACTATAATGGTACAACCTTTGCAACAGTGACGCACGGTAATAATGGTAGTACAGAACTTACCTTTGCTGCTTATACATTCCGTGTTGGTGATGTATTCAGATATCATTTTAACTTTAGAACTAATCCTTCTAACAATGATCTTGCTGCAAACAAAGGTCTGGATTATTTTTGGGTCAAGGCACAGTTACAGTTAGATACTGGAGCCGGTGCAACTTGGACTGACATAGGATTTGATACAAGGAATTCATTTGGTACACATAGGGCTGCTGCTGGTAGTGACTATCCGTGTGCTGGTTATAGAATGTATGGTCTGACATTCATATACATACCCAATAATACTGGTGATCTAACAGGTATGAGGGTACAGGTTCGCACAGAGCATGCTACTATGAATCTTAATATGGAGAATTGGAACGAGCAATTAAAGGTGGTAGGTGCATAATGCCTTATGTTAAACAACACGCTATAACAACAGGACAACCAGCACAGGCTAGTGAGGTTAATGAGAACTTTGAAGATGCTAGACGCTATATTAATAAGGATATTGTTCAGGCTGATTTGGCTAATGAAAGTATAGATTATCCAGAGATCGTAAGAGGCGAGAGGAATGCAGGTACAGGACAGCATCAGTTCACTTGTGGAAATTCTGCTGGTATCTTTTTGGATAGAACTACAAGGAATATTAATGCCTTCACAAGATATACTAAGAAAGAAATTACACCGTTATGGAACGACCAACAAAATGCGGCAGTGACGCCGACAACTAGTTTACCTTTATCTCAGACACTATCGTTACCAGATACTGCATTTGATTTTGAATTAGAACAGAGAGCATTGGTAACTTTCAGAACTTGGATAGAGGTGTATATTCCAGAGACACCCTGTAATGACCCTGAAGACAATGCAACTATCTGTGAACATAGATACACAACTTATTTCTATATATCTTCAAATGGTGGCGAGACGACCTGGGCAGATACATCTAAGGGTAGGTTCTTTGACTATGGTGTATTCTCAGGAGGCGGAGGCGGAGGTGGTCCCAGTAGTTGGGCAGGTCCTCCTAGTCAAGATCCAATGAAGACTATTGCAGATACTGGATGGGCTAGCAACATTCCGTGGTCAGCATATAATAGATTTTATTGTATAACTAAATCATTGTTATTGACTGCTGGGAATCACAAGTTAGGTGTGGTCTATGATGCACATCACGACGTTGGTTACTGTTGGGCAAGTAATAGCACGTTGGAAGTTGAATATATTGGTGCTAACATTACTTAGTTTACAAAGAGGATATTAATATGGCAAGAGATTATTACAGCGAATATACTAAGACAGATCGTAAGGATCGGCTTAGAGGTGGTGCATCAGGTGCTATNGAAGGTGCACAGACTGGTGCGCTTGTAGGTTCTGTTGTACCCTATGTTGGAACAGCGGTAGGTGCAGGCATTGGTGCTGGCATTGGTGGTTTGGCTGGTGCAACAGGTGCAACAAAGTATATGTCGCCTTATGAAGAAGAGAACCTTAAAAGGTTAACAGATCTAGAAACACGAATGGAACAAGGACAATTAGGTTTATCTGAAGAAGAGAAGATGTTGTTATATGGTTCAGCNGAAGATAGAGAACGACAAGCAAGAGAACAAGCAAGACTATTACAACAGTCTCAGTTAGCCTCAGCCTANCAAGGTGCTGGTACTGCTGCAGCAGAATTGGCGCAGGCAGAAGAACTACAGGTTGATGCAATGAGAAAGACTGGGTTGAAAGTTGCAGAACTAGATATCCAAAGGGCAGAGCAAGAGGAATCAGAATACTGGGGTAGACTGGCTACTATGTCTCAGCGAGAGGCTATGGAGCAGGAACGAAAGAAAGAAGATAATGCTCAGGTGCTTAAGGATATGAATGAATTCATGACAAGTGAGATTACTACTAGTGGTGTAATAGATGATAGACTTAAGAACTTTGCGNCGCAAATGGCTAAGCGATATGATACAAGTGAGGATGACTTGAATTCGGCTATAGACACATTAGGTAAGAACCCGGAACTAATGTATTTGTTAGTACAGGCGGGAGGTTAGACAATGGCAGTTTTAACAGCAATTGATCCTATTGCAGGGATCTATAGTATCTCATATGAGGATCCTTCGTTTGATCCTAATGAGGCTAAGATAGGAGAAGGAACTACTGGTAAGAGGTATGCTTCATCTTATATGGGTGCACGATCTAGATGGTGGGATCTATCTTGGAAGCAGGCAGAATTAGAACAGGCAGGAATTGAGCGTCTTAATAAAAGGGTTCATAATGAGATATTAAATCTTCAGGACGCTAGAGCAAATATTATTCAAGGTATTCCACAGAGATATGACAGTATGTGGAAGCATAATAATACACAGGAACAGAAGAGGCTGGAATGGAATGCTTCGTCTGGTGATATGAAAAGTACTACAGTTACAGATAGACCTGCACGAGCAGCCTTGGTAGGTGATAGGGCTAAGGGAAGTTGGTGGGTNAAGACTGATGTACAGAAATATATTGAAGGAGCGGATAACCCTGATCAAACTGCTGGTCTGCTTGATGTGGGCAGGCAAGATGGTACACTGGGTAGAGATGAACAGTCACAGGATCAGACATCATACTTTGCTGTACAGATGCAGATTCAAGATCTGGCTAATAGCAAATTGGATNCTGGTGCTTCCAACGCAGATGCTTGGGCAGATGCTGAAAANGAAACCTTGGCAGCATATGATGCATCAGCGACAGGTAAAGATGTAGTAGCAAGATATCGTAAGATACAGGCAATTGTTGAGAGAGACTATGGTCCTCAGCGAACTACAACTTGGTCAACTAAGACTGGTAGACGAGAACTGGAACCTTATCAAAGAACAGCAGATATCTTAGGTATTAACCCATACGACGAACTTCTCACTGTCNGGCAGTTGGATGAGGAGATTGCTGCTAAGGAAGCAGAACTTCAGCCTGATATAGATCTTATTGGTAGAGCAAGACAGGTTCAAAGTGAGAAGTTTGGTCCAAGTTTAACTGGTGCATTGTTTGGTGGACAAAGAAATAGAATGCCGTTTGAGCAGAACTATGGTGTAAGATCTTCGGCAGCTATTGCTCCTAATAGACTAAGAGCAGCACAGGCTTTAGAGACTTACTTTAGAGGTGGCGGAACTATGGATGAACTGCGAGATATGGGTGTTATGAAAACCCCATGGGGTGATAGACCATCTACTTCAGATACTACGGTAGGTATACCCGAGCAACGCCAGAGCCTGGAGGTCGAGGTGAACCCTGGTTTCTTTGATGACTGGCAGGAATCGGCTCCGGTTGAAGGTGCAGTTATGGAAGAAGGAGAAGCTGTTGCTGCTCCAGTCTATGGCGCTCCGAGCTATAGCTCTCCAGTTGTTAAAACAAGTGAAGGTAGTGAATGGTCCTACAAGAAAGAAGATGGAGCATGGTACACACAGAAAGATGGCTGGGCTGAAGATAAATGGGTGTCTCTAGCTCCGGAGCAGTATAGNTCTACACGCGTGACGCTNGACGCACAATTTCCAGATATGAGGTGGAAAGGTGAGCAACAGGTTTCAACAGAACCAGCACCGTCAGATGTAGAGGTAGCACCGTCAGATGTAGAGGTAGCACCGGTAGCTGCAGCGCCAAAGCCAGAAGCAGCACCAGTAAGAGATCCTGTGGTAGCTGAGCCGGTATCGAGGCAATCGCCTGCAGGGTATGAAAGTTTCAAGAGGCGTTTTGAAGAAGAGAATGAAAGACAAAGGTTCGGAGACGAAATCGAAGCATTAGAGCCAACTATTCATAAGCCTCCGGGACCAACAGTACCGACCCCGGAACCGGAAGAGGAAGCAGAGGGTGCTGAAGAGGTAGAGGAATCTCGTATCAAGAAAGCATTAAAAGAAATGGAAAAGGCTACTGAAGGTATACCAGATGTATTAGGTAGAGGTTCACCTACATTGAATCAGCATCGTGGTAACCTATTGGCTGGATTTACTGGAGCAACAAAACTATTAGAGAAGCCTGCTAAATTAGATAGGATGACTGCTAATGCTGATGCTGGTTCTCCACAAGAATATGCTAGGGCTGTTATAGATGCAGAGACTGAGAAGGCACCTGATCAAAGATCTACGCTGGAAGAAATAGTTTCTAATGTAGCACAACAGTACAACGGTATGGGTGATATCCCAGGTAGAGATGCAGCGTTAGAATATACTATAGCATTATATAAGTTGTTCCTTGATAGTCCTATGCTAACGAA